AATCGTTGCAAGATGTAAAATGGTGCGCTATTGCACCAAGAGAATGTGATTGTAAAGATGGAACAAACTGCGAAGACAAAAAGACCAAACGCGGCAAAGTTAGCTGCAGAGGTAATAAAGGAGTTTGAGGGCTACTCTTCAAAGCCTTATCTATGCCCAGCGAACATTCCGACCATCGGATACGGAAATACCATTTACCCGAATGGCGAAAGGGTAACTATGGACGACCCTGAGATTGACAAGGCGGAAGCGGAGAAGATGCTACTGGACACTATTAAAAGCGTTGAGAAGCAAGTGAAAAACGTTCTTGAAGTCAAACTTCCAGCGCATAAAATGGCGGCTTTAATCTCCTTCACTTACAACGTGGGCATCGGCAACTTTTCAAACTCTACTTTATTGGCTTGGTTAAATTCAAACCCTGACTTTCCGAGAATACCCGAACAGTTCAGAAGGTGGAACAAAGGAGGCGGCAAGGTTCTGAACGGTTTAATCAGAAGGCGAGAAGCAGAAATCGAACTTTGGGAGGGGACATCGCGATACATTTAGCAAAGGTCTACACACCTTACATTTTGGCGTTCTTGTTGGGCGTTATTGTTGCTTGGCAAGGTTGCAACTCTGAAGCCAAGACTATTACAAAAGTAGTTGAGCGACCAGTTCCCACTATCGAATACGTAGAGCGTTGGCGGACTGACACCGTTCGCTTCGTCTCTAAGCAACTCGTTACCCGAACCGACACAATCTACTCTGAAAAAGTAGTTACTCGTTTAGACACAATGTTATTAGTGGATACTCTAAGGATAGTTGAGGCGTGGTTGAGCGAAGTAGCCAATTACGACACGACTGTGAGCGATGTTCGTATAACTTGGTCAAACTATCAGAACAGAACCGAAAACCTGACAGTCCAATACAAAATGAAAGAGCAGAATTTCAGCGTTGGACTTCACGGGTTGGTCGGAGTTCAGACCGATTTCGTCCAAAACACCAAGCCGATGTTCGGGGTTGGTTTGCACGGCACAATAAAAAAGACGTACATTAGCGCAAACTATGGCTATAATGGTCAGCACTATGTAGGTGTTGGCGTTGGTCGAAACATAATCAGTAGATGAACTACTACTATTATCAAGATGCTGAAGTTCGTGAGCAGATAGACGAACTCCTCCAGCAGAATGCCACAATCCAAGCTAACTTAGGAACAGAATCCACAGCCGAAGAGCGAGAAGAAGCCAAGCGGAAATGGATGGAACTGGCTAAACAGATTCGGGAAATCGACCCGAAGTTCTATCGTGAACGAATAATGCCGCAGCACAGATGAAATTGCTCAACTTTCAAATGCCGCCCGACGGTTTCAAGAGACTATTCTACGACATTGAAACCAGTCCGAACATAGGGTTCTTTTGGTCATCCAGTTACAAGGCTAACATACCACACGACAACATCATCAAGGAAAGAGCAGTTATATGCATCTGTTGGAAGTGGGAGGGTCAGGATGAGGTACATAGCGTTGAGTGGGACGAGGGTTGCGATAAGGCAGCCCTTAAGCGTTTTATGGAGGTTGCTTTAATGGCTGATGAATTGGTCGCTCACAACGGTGATAACTTCGACGAGAAGTGGATTCGTACCCGGTGCTTGATTCACGACATTGAGATGCCGCCAAAGCTGAACAGCTACGACACCTTAAAAAAGGCAAGAACGCACTTCAGATTCAATTCAAATCGGTTGGACTATTTGGGAAACCTATTCTTCGGAGAAGGTAAGAACCCGATGGGCTTCGGAGATTGGAAAGCTATCTGCCTTGATAACTGCTCGGAGACGATGGACAAGATGGTAACCTATTGCAAACAGGACGTTAGACTTTTGGAGGATGTATTCCACAAGCTACAACCATACGTTAACCATAACACACACGTAGGAGCAGCTACTGGCGGAGGTCGTTTCTCTTGCCCTAACTGCGGTTCGGAAAATGTAACACACCAGCGCAAGCGTTACACTATGACGGGCGTTCTTCGGCACACTTTGAAGTGCCACGAGCAATACTGCGGAAAGCATTTCACCATATCTAACAAGGTTTGGGAGGATAAGCTAAAGGATGATTGGGCAAAAAAACAAACCGTATGATAGTCTTTCTTTTGACCGCTATTCTGTTTCTTGTTCTGTTGATTGTGGGGCTTCTCCTTTACATTGGTTACAAGGTGCGCCAGTTTGAGGACACGCAAGACGTAATCTTCGATGCTGCGGTAAACGCGGAGGAGATGTACAACGAGATTCAAACCAACCAAGAGGCTATTCTCAACGCCCATTTTCGGCAGAATTGAGTTCAAACGAAAAATAATTTCACTTTTTTCGGTCTAAGTATTGTGATTATTCAAAACAATTGTTTTATATTTGGTGCATCATTAACGGGGTAACCCACTAAAAACAGAACAAAATGACAATCGAAGAAACAATCCAAATGATTAACCTACTAAAGGCAGAAAACAATCCAAGCAATAATGAGCTAATTGCCTTCTACGAAAGAAAAGTAAAAGAAGCTTACGCTCACGCTATCAATAAAGCATTCAAGTAATAACCAAAGGGGCAACCATAAGAACGCCCCACTAAACACCAAAACAATGAACCACTTAACCTTCCAAGAGAGAGTACTCCACGACAAGACTATCCCAGCATTCATTCGGCTGGTTGCTCGCAAGGCACTCACAGATTTGAGAACCGCTCCAGTTGATGCTGGAACTACTCACGTTGAGCCGTGGGTGTTTTGGAAGCTGGTCAAGTTTGCCCAAGCTGAACCTATCAAGTCAGGCAAGTACACCTTCATTCGAATCTATGACGAGAACCATAATTCGGTTGACATTCAAACACTTAATTCGTAACTTTAATACTCATCATAAAAACAGAACGATGACAGAAACACAGAAAGAGAGACTGCAAAGTCTCGCAACCGAGAACGGTCTGAACAAAGACCACTTCTTTAAAAGCCCACAAGGGTTCGTAATAATAACCCGACAAGGCATTGAGCGCATCCAAGCGCACAAGGGCATCCGAGTTAACTACGATGTGGTCAGCTTATCGGACGACCTTAAACACGTAGTAATAAAAGCAACTGGCGAGATGTCTAACGGCAACGGCTTACCCGTTACAATGGAAACATTCGGAGAGTCTGCACCTGACAACACGCGCCAAAAGTACCCGGTTGCAATGGCTGAGAAACGCGCACTATCAAGAGTGGTGTTAAAACTCTCAGGGCTTTACGAGGTAGGCGTTTTTGGCGAAGATGAATCTGATGACTTTAAAAGAGCGTAAGATGGAAGAGCAAGGAATATACGAAGCAATCAGCAACTCCGAACAACGCTCGGAGGAATGGTACGCGCAAAGGTTAGGGAAGTTCACAGCCTCCCGCTTTGGCGACCTAATGACCAACGGGCGAAAGAAAGACGAGGTACTTGGACAGACAGCAATCAGTTACATCTACGAGAAGGCTGCAGAGCTTTTAACGGGTGAACGCAAGGAAATCTTCGGTACTGCGTTAGACTGGGGCAATGAGTACGAACCAATCTGCAAGGCTTACTTCCAAGAGACTACTGGGCTAACGCTGGAAGAAATGCCGTTCGTTCCTATCAACGAATACTCAGGGGCTTCTCCTGACGGCTTTATCAAGGAGTACGGAGAACTGATAGAAATCAAGTGTCCATACAACACCGCCAACCACCTCAAGACCGCTTTCGAGGGTTACATCGACCCTAAGTATATGTGGCAGATGCAAGGGCAAATGATGGCGACTGGGGCGTTAGTTTGTCGGTTTATTTCATTCGACCCACGCATCAAGGACGAACGCTTTAAACTGATTGAGATACGAGTAGAAGCCGACATTGAGATGCAAGAACAACTACGCGAACGATTAGCGTTTGCAAATGATTATCTTCGTAAACTATTGGAGCAATGAGAACGATTAAATTCAGAGGTAAGAGAATTAAAGACGGTCGTTGGGTTTATGGCTACCTTTCCGGGGCTTGTCAAATTACAACCACGTTACAATCCTCAGAGGGCAATGCCGTTCATTTGGTAAAGCGTGAAACCATAGGTCAGTTTACTGGGCTTTTCGACAAGAATGGTAGCGAAATTTACGAGGGTGATATTGTTTCGCCTACGAAATACAAAAGCATTTCTAACGAAGTTGAATATATCAGTAACGGGTTCTACCGAACAGTCGAACAGAAGGGTCAAAAGTATGTGAATCCTTTGGGTAATTGCGAAGTAATAGTTATTGGTGATAAGTACACCGAATATATCAAACAAGTAACCTTTTAAACATCAAATAATGGAAAACAAAGTGATTTTTGTAGATGGCTTGAACGTCTACACACCGAACGAGAACGCTCCTGATTGGATTAAAGCCGATATGGTTATCAACCCGACCAAGCTAATCAAGTGGCTGGAGCAGAACGACCAGTACCTAAAGGAAGGCAAGCATGGTCTTGAGGTTCGACTTCAAGTAAAGCAGTCAGCGCAAGGTAAACTCTACGCAAGCGTTGACACCTACGAGCCGAAACTTAAGCAAGAGGTAACCTCAAAAGCGGTAACCGTAGACGATGGCGACCTCCCGTTCTAAAATTGTCAAGGATTTAGATGCAGTCTTTAGCCGATTCATTCGGTTAAGGGCTGCAAATCTTGACGGCTTTGTCGAGTGTTATACTTGCGGCAGAAGTTACCATTGGAAGAAAATACAATGCGGACACTTTATGAGCCGGGCGAGGTACGCTACGAGATGGAACGAGGACAACTGCAGACCTCAATGCTACGGATGCAACGTGATGCAACAAGGGCGACAATACGACTTCGGGCTGAACCTTGACCGAGAGCGCGAAGGGTTGGCGGAAGAGATGCACCAGCTTAGTCTAACTACGGTAAAGTTCGCAACTTGGGAACTGGATGAGATGCTCCAAGAGTATAAACAGAAGGTCAAATCCTTAGAATCCTGAACTTCCTCAACTTCCTGAGTGTGTTTTTTTTGCCTAAATGTTTTGAATATTCAAAAGTTATTTAGATATTGCACCATCAAAACGGGGGTCGCGCATCCGTAACGCGAGATAAAACAAGAACAATGAAAACAAGAAGTTTTAAACATTGGATTGCTAACCTTGAAGTGGAGGTCAGCTTTACACACTACCCTGAAGAGCCGATGGTCAGGTATTACCCTGATGGTTCGGGTCATCCGGGCTGCTCTGCCTCAGTAAACGACATCTGCATCACTACAAAAATAAACGGTGTTGATGTGGACATTACAGACGTATTGGAGGCGTTAGAATATGACATTGAAGATATAGCTTGGGAGGTAGCTGGAGAGAGATGATTATCAAATTAACCACCGAGAAGAGCGTATTTGTTGAGATAGACGGACGCACTTACTACATAGACCACTCACTTGATGAACCTATCATTGAGTACTGGACAGAAGAAGAAGAACCAATAACTTTAATTGAAGATGATTCAAATAGTCAAGATTGACGAAGTGATAGCGGAGGCGAACGCCAAGAAGATAACCGCTTATCGGATAGCCAAAGACACGGGGCTGTCAACTCAAACAGTTTACGCTTACTTCGCTGGAGAGAGGGTCAGCGTAAGAACACA